GAATAAAGGACGGTGAGAGTGAGCTTCAATCAGTGCGCTTCGATGCTGAAGTATTTAGCGAAGGCGAAGCTAGAGAATGGCTGGAGGAACATGACTTGGAACCGATAGAATTTGAACCAGCGATGGAACAGCAGCCGGAAGAAGAAGAGCGCTTTGATCGTTCTGATTTGCAACAGCGTTCATTCCATTTCGAGCCAGGTGTGATCGACGAAGAACGTCGCACAGTTCGTCTTGGTGTTTCTAGTGAAGAACCTGTCGAGCGCAGCTTTGGTTTAGAAGTAATCGACCATCGCGCTGGATCAATGGATCTTAAATTTTTGAATAGTGGCCGTGCGCCGCTCCTGTTAAATCACGACATGGAGCGCCAAATCGGTGTTGTGGAATCTGTTCAGCTAGATGAGGATGCTCGCCGTCTACGGGCATTGGTTCGGTTCTCTCGATCCGAGCCTGGCGAATCTATCTGGAGGGATGTCGTCGATGGTATTAGGCAGAATATTTCAGTCGGATACCGCATCGACGGGCGTATCGAGGAGAAAGACGATTCCGAGGAGATCTATCGGGTTCGCACAACTCCAATGGAGATTTCAATCGTTTCAATTCCAGCAGATCAGTCAAGTCTGGTGGGTGTTGGGCGAGCGGCTCCGCAACCCTTAAACCAAACCATCGAAGTGAAGGAGGCCAAAATGGCTGACGAAGTAAATCTCGATGAGGTACGGGCTGAGGCTGCTCAGGTCGCTCATCGCAACGCAAGCGAGATAATGAAACTCGCTCGCCGTCATAACAAAGCTGATCTTGGTGACAAAGCTCTGGAGCGCGGCATTTCTGTCGAGCAATTCCGAGGTGAGTTGTTGGACGCACTTGAGAGCAAACCTCTCGACGTAAATCCAGCAGCAGTCGAAGCCAAACCAGCCGAGCGTCGTCAATACTCTTTGGGTCGGATGATCCAAGCTCAAGTTCGCGGCGATTTCTCAAAAGCTGGCTTCGAGCGCGAAATGCACCAGGAAATCGAGCGTCGCACAGGCAAAGCATCACAGGGCTTCTACGTTCCTGATTTTGCTTGGCGTTCCGGCATCATGACAACCGCTGCAACTGGCGCAATCTCTGGTGAGAATGTTTCTGACAGCTTCGTTCCAACCATCCATCGCTCGGACCTTTTCATCGAAGCTCTTCGCGCGAAACAAGTCATGGCTGCTTTAGGTGTGACTTATATGGGTGGCCTGACAAATCGCATCTCCATCCCGAAAATTGCAACGGGTGCTGCTGCTGGCTTTGTTGAGGAATCAGGCTCTGTTGCAGATCAGTCTCCAACTGATGCGGCTGTTACACTTCAGCCACGCACACTTGGCGCTTATGCTCAAGTATCGCGTTTGTTGGCCCTTGAGAGCATCCCTAGCATCGAGCAAATCGTGCAGGACGACCTTCTCCGGTCCATCGCCGATAAGATCGAATACTATGCGATCCAGGGTTCCGGCTCATCAGGACAGCCAACAGGCATCTTGAACAACGGTAGCGTCGGCAATGTCGATATATCGGCTGGCACTGACGTTGATGCGCTAACTTGGGCTGACATCACAACGCTCGTTCAGACTGTTGAGCAAGCAAATGGCGTCGTAAACCAAGCTGCTCTTGGCTGGTTATCCAACCCGAAAGTGAAAGCTAAATTGGCTAACACTGCTCGCGTTGGTTCTACCGATAGCGTCATGCTTCTGAACGATCCTTGGAACAACCTCTATGGTTATCGCGCTGAGTTCACAAGCAACGTGCCTTCCACACTTGATCCAGGTGACGGTGGCAACGACGCATCTGCGCTTATATTCGGGGACTTTAGTCAGCTTATGGTTGGCCTTTTTGGATCCCCGTCCATAATCGTGGACCCATACACCAACAGCAAATCAGGTGACGTGGTTATCTCGATCATGCAAGAAGTTGACGTTGCTCTTCGCAACCCAGTTTCTTTCGCGATCACAGATGAAGTATCCACTGCTTGATCTGATTAACGGAACGGGGTGGTGGTTTCGATTGCCACCCCAATCCACCTTGGAGCAAATATGAAGCTAGTTATTTCCAAAAAAACCTTCTCTGCAATTCATGGTCGCAATCTATGGCCTGGTGATAGTGTCGAGCTTCCAGATCATATTGCTGAAAAAATGGTCGCTCGCGGGGAAGCAGAACAAGTTAAAGAAGCAAAGCGCGGTCGCTCTCGCGGGGTGACGCTATCAAATCGCGCTGTTGATGCTGACGAAATAGAAACACCAGAAGGCTAACCAATGGCTGTCGAAACTGCCGACGATCTAGCTGTATTTTTCTCAATCGATGACTTTGGTCTCGCTGGGAGTTACACGCTCAATGGTGGTGCAACCAGCACAATCAATGGCATTTACGACAATGAATTTCTCGAAGTTGATCCGCAAAGCGGCGTTGGCATTGTTTCAGCGGAGCCACGTTTTATGTGCCGATCCTCTGATGTGCCTGGTTCTGCTGCTCCTGGCGATGCGCTCGTCGTCAATTCAATAAATTACACTGTTCGCGTTATTCAGCCGGATGGCACTGGCGTCACTACCTTGGTTCTGGAGCGCGACTAATGGCACATCTTAGAAAGCAGCTTCGAGATCGAGCAATCACTGATTTGACCGGATTAACGACCACTGGATCTAATGTTTACGCAAGTCGCGTTTATCCAATGGCTTCTGGCAATCTTCCTGGGCTTTGTGTTTATACACGCGATGAAAGCATCGAGGTTTCGACGATTGTGCCACCTCGAACACAAATGCGCGAATTAAGCCTGGTGATCGAAGGTTATGCAGTATCGACTACAGTTTTAGATGATACGCTCGATCAGATTGCGCTCGAAGTCGAAGAGGCGATGGCTGGCGACATAACGATGAATGGCCTTGCTAAAACAATTAGGCTACAATCTGTCGAGGCTGATTACAGTGATGAAGGTGAGAGGCCAGCAGGCATGGTTCGCCTCATTTATGTGATAGAATATGCAGCAGTCGAGAATGATCTGGAGAATGCAGCATGAAACGTGTGATGGTCTTCCCTCCCAACGGTGGTGAGGGTATAGAGATTTCTGAAGATCGTTTAGATCTTTATGAAAGCCGGGGTTGGACTTCTGACCGCCCTAAATCCGAGCCGATCTTGGCTCAAATCGAAGAAAGCCAGGAGGATTAAGATATGGCGACTTTTGTAGGCTCCGGCGGCACTGTTCTCGTCGGCTCTGATGTAGTGGGTGAGATCCGTTCATGGACTGTAGATGAGACGATGGACCCCATCGAGACCAGTACTATTGGCGACTCATACAGAACCTTTTCCGTTGGAATGAAGGGCTGGAGCGGAACAATGGAAGTGTACTTCGATGACACTGACACCGCTCAACAGGCAATGACTGTCGATAGCTCGATCACTGTTTCTTTCCAGATGGAAGGTAATACAACTGGCGATCATAAATTATCAGGCACTGCTCTGGTAACGGGTCGCTCAGTTACAGCCAGCTTTGACGGCATGACTGAAGCAACTTTAACGGTTCAAGGTACAGGCGCTTTAACTGAAGGCACTGTTGCCTAATCAAAAACGGCAATGGGTGGGGGTGAAATATCTCCCACCTAACGTCAATTTAACGGGAGAAAAATTATGGCTCAAAAGAAAGAGCAAACAAGTGTCGTCGATAGGATCAAAGCTCATTATGATGCTCAAGGCTTACGCGAAATCCGCGTTCCAGAATGGGGTGACGATGATGGGCCGCTTATTATCTTCTCTGCGCCTTTTACTTTGCGCGACCAAGCTAGGATTGATTTTGCTAGTCGCAACAGTGAAAGCCAAATTGATGCGCTTTGCGAAGTTCTTGTTCAAAAGGCATTAGCTGAAGATGGTTCTAAAATGTTCAATGCGGGTGATAAGAAAACATTAAGAGAACACGCTGACATCGAGGTCATTTCGAGAATTTGTACAGAGATAATGGGTTCAAAGACTGAGGAACTGGAAAAAAACTAAGAGAAGACGATCAACGTCAGTTTTTATTTTATATGGCTGATCGTCTGCATAAAACGGTTTCTGAGTTAGAAAGAGAAATGACGTTAACAGAGTTTATTGAGTGGAGCGTTTTTGTTAAACTAGAAGACGAACGCAGCAAAGGTCGAGGCGATGGCGGATCAACAGCTAAAGATAGACTTAACCGCTAAAGATAAAACCGCTGCTGCGTTTCGCGCCCTCAATAATAGGTTAGCGGCTACCAGAAGCGCTGCAATGGCTGTCGGCGGTGCAATCGGGAAAGTCACTTTAGCAGCTAGTGCGCTTGGCGCTGGTTTTGCTGTTGCTACTAAAAAAGCTCTTTCTTTCGCTGATAACATTGCAAAGACTGCCGATAAGGTTGGTATTTCCACTACAGCGCTTCAAAAATATAGATTTGCCGCTGATCTTGCTGGCGTATCGAGCCAAGAATTAGACAACGCTCTTAGGAAACTTCAACAATCGGCTGGTGAGGCCACAACTAAAGGCACTGGCGCTGCTTATGATGCCTTCAATCAATTAGGACTTGGAGCGGATCTTGCAGCAGGTAAGCTCGAAGATGGTGAAGTAAGGTTTAGAGCGGTTGTTCAAGCCTTAGAAAAAGTAGAGAACCAATCACAAAAAGCTGCATTAGCTGCTGCTGTATTTGGTGGACGAATGGGTCCTCAACTTGTCAATTTATTGAACCAAGGCATTGCTGGACTTGATAAAACAGGCAAGAGAGCCGAGGAACTAGGTCTCATAATAAGCGAAGAATTAACGCGAAACAGTGAAAAAGCCATCGACACCATCGCTGAATTGCAAACAACGCTCAAAACAAAATTAGTTGCAACGCTTGTTGAAGCGGCTCCGGCCATAAATGAATTTGGTCAAGAATTATTAAACAACCTTCCGAATATCATTTCAAAGATGCGTGAATTAGCTCAAGTGTTTGGGCTGATTGGTGTTACTGCGACTGATAAAATAAATGCTCTAAATGAGGAAATAGGAAAATTTCAAAAGAGTTTAGATAACCTGTACGCAAAGGCTTCTAGAGGAAAGCGTGATTTAACACCTAAAGAATTGGTCGAGCAAGACCGACTCCTGGCACAGATTGAAAAAAGACAGCTTGCCATCAACGCACTGACAGTGGCTAGAGATAAAGCATTAAGTGATGCGGGGGTTGGTCCAAAGACAGGTGGCGATACTAAAACTACTGGCAAAGATGGCAACATAGCATCTCAAATTGAAGAGGATTTAAGAAATAGAATTATACAAAGCCAACTCCGCTCAAGGCAAATTGCTGAAACTCAAGTCGAGTATATGTATGCCAGCAATCTTCAGAGGGAAAGAGCTCTTAAATTAGAACAAATCATGGCTCAGTTAGATCAGGCCAAAGTGCAATTAAGCGCATCTCAGATGAAGTTGTTGATGGAAGATTTGGACCGAGAGTTTGAATTAAAAGCCATTCTCGAAGAAAAATTAAAAGTAGACGAAGAGCGCAACAAAGCAGCAGAGCGTCAGAAAGAATTGCAACAACAAATCGCTGATATTATGCAAGATGGCATCAGAACAGCCAATGAAGCGATCAGCGGCTTAATTTCTGGCACAATGAAGTGGAAAGATGCCCTTGGATTAGTGCTTAACAAGGTTCTCGATATTGTCACTCAAATGGGTAAAACCAAAAGCGGTGGATTTAGCTTCGATCAATTATTCAAATTAGGAGGCTCTTTCCTAACAAGTATGTTTGGCGCTCCAGCAAATCCAAGCGCAAACATGAGCGGTCCAGAATTGTATTATCACAATGGCGGTATGGTTAATCGCAGATCTGGAATGGGTTTCCGCTCTGATGAGCGTATGATCGTTGCTCGAACAGGCGAGCGTGTATTGAACAGAGGCCAAGCAATGATGGGTGGCGCTGATGGTGGAGTTACACTAAATCAAACGATCAATCTCACAACTGGCATCCAGCAAACGGTTAGAGCAGAGGTTATGTCGTTGGCTCCTCAAATTGCAGCACAAGCAAAAGCAGCAGTGCTAGACGCTAAGAGAAGGGGTGGCGGGTTCTCCGCTGCATTCGCATAATGGCAATAAGTTATCCATTAGCTCTACCGAGCCACACAGGCATCGCTAAGATCGATCTTAGAGCGGTTCAAGTCACTGCAATGACGATGAGCCCATTCACCTATAAGCAGCAAGTTGTCGTGCATCCAGGGCAAAGATGGGAAGCAGAGATCAGCCTGCCACCAATGAAGAGAAGCGACGCTGAAGCCTGGGTTGGTTGGTTGCTTTCGTTGCGCGGTCGATCTGGAACTTTCTTGCTCGGTGATCCATTAGCAACCTCACCAATCGGCAATGGTGGTGGAACGCCAGTGGTAACGGGTGCAAGTCAAACCGGAGCCACTCTAAACATCGATGGCTGCACTGCTAACCAAGGAACCTGGCTTGCGGCGGGTGATTATATTCAGCTTGGAAGCGGATCGAGCAGCCAGCTTTACAAAGTCACTCAAACAGCTTCGAGTGATAGTTTAGGTAACGCAACCCTTGAGATATGGCCTGAGCTTCGATCATCGCCTGCTGATGGAGCTACAGTCACGGTTGATGCTCCAAAAGGTTTATTTCGACTTTCTACAAACGAAGTGAATTGGTCGATCAACGAAGCCTCGGTTTTTGGCGTTACATTCCCAGCGGTTGAGGTGATAACGTGAGTCGTTCTCTTGATGGGATAATGCTGCAAGCTATTGCTGAAGGCACAGTTTATCCATTCTACACTGTGGATCTTATGTTCGACAGCGTTACTGGCGTAAGCTCTCCGTTATATCTTTGGACTGGCAGCGGCACTGTAACGATTGAGGGAAATTCTTACATCGGAACCGGGCAATTTTTAGAGCTATCAGCGTTCGAGGAAACCACTGATATTTCTGCAAGGAATGCCACCTTAACTCTATCAGGTATCCCATCAGATTTGCTCTCCCTGGCATTGCAGATTCCCTATCAGGGCCGCAAGTGCATCATTCAATTTGGCGTCTTCACAACTGGCAACATCCTCAAGGAAGATGGCGCTTATCTACTAAAAGAAGATGGCGGTAAGTTTATCCTCGAAGCTACAGAGAAAAGCAGATCCATCGTGTTCTCCGGTTTTATGGATCAAATGAAAATCACTGAGGCTGGAGATACAAGCCAAATCTCTCTGATTGTTGAAAGCAGATTGGTTGATTTGGAGCGAGTCAGGGTTCGTCGATATACATCAGAGGATCAAAAATCTAGGTTTACCAATGACTTGGGCTTCGATTTTGTGAATGACCTTCAAGACAAGGAAATCTTCTGGGGGCGCAGATGAGGCGACCTAATGCTGATCTCATCCTCTCGGAATATATCGATGAATGTAGAGATCGACCATTTGCATGGGGCAAGTTTGATTGCTTAACCTTCGCAAATAACTGCATCAAAGCTCAAACTGACAGCGGTGCGCTTGATGATTTGATTGGTGGTTATAATTGTCCTGTAAGCGCTTTATATAGGCTCAGGAAGCGCGCTAAGGAATTAGGGTATAGCGCAACAGCTACAATCGTCGATGCACTCAGTGATCGCTTAAAGCGCATTGAAACAGACTATCCTCCAAGGGGCAGCATTACGGCTAAAAAGTCTGATGGCGAAGAAATGGTGATGGGTTGGATGCTAGGTGTCGTTATGCGTCGGCATTCGGCTTTCGTTGGACCGGAAGGACTGTTATTTATAGATCGTCAACCTGATGATTTATACTGGAGCGTTCAATGAAGTGGCGTTTGCTTGCGACAACTGCTCTGACTGCTGGTTTGTTAGTTGCCTCCGCTCCAGAGGGTGCTTCCGCTGATCCTGTAACGGTAACGGTTCTAGCAACAGCATTAGCATCTGGCGCTGGTGCTGGCATCGCTGCTGGTACATTTACCGCATTTTTCACGGCATTTGCTGTTTCGGCTGCAATGGGTTTTGTCTCAGTAGCTCTAACCCCTAAGCCAAAGAAGCCGCGAGTAACAGAAGGCGGATTCGTCCAAAACAATGTCGGTTCTGCTTTAGATCACGCTATTGTTTATGGCGAAACAAAAGTTGGTGGCGTGGTTTTCTATGCAGCTACAAGCAACGATGAAACCATATTGCATCGAATGATTGCTGTCGCTGGACATGAGATCGATAGTTATGTCAGCTTTTATCTGAACGATGAAGAAATCACCATTGGCGATGATGGTGTTTGCACTGCGCCAGCAAGGTTTGCAGATAAGGTTTACATCGAAACTAGGCTTGGAACTGACGATCAAGAAGCGGTTGATTTGTTTGCGTTTTATAGGACTGTTAATGGGACAGAAGAGCCAGTCGATGTGGTTTTAGACGAAGATGCCGATAACTGGACCGACCAGCATCGAGCGCGTGGTGTTGCTTATATTTACTCGGCGCTAAAGTTCGATCAAGCAGCGTTCCCTAATGGCGTTCCAACGCTAACTGCTGTCGTTAAGGGGAAGAAGGTTTACGATCCTCGCACTGCAACAACGGCTTGGAGCGACAATTCTGCTCTTTGCATCCGTGATTATCTTACTTCTGATTATGGTCTCTCATGCGATAGCTCTGAGATTGATGATGTTTCTTTTGCTGATGCAGCTAACGATTGCGATGAAAATATTGGTTTAAGTGGTGGTGGTACGGAAAAGCGCTACACGGCAAGTGGTACTTTCACGACCGCATCAAACCCATCAGATGCTATCACTCAAATGCTAACCTCGATGGCTGGAATTATCTGGTATTCCCAAGGTCGATTCGGTGTTCGGGCTGGAACGTGGGACGCACCAACTTTATCATTTAATGAGGATGATCTGATTGGACCGATTGAAGTCGTGACTAGGATGTCGCGTAGGGATCAGATCAACGAGGTTCATGGCATATTTCGAGGTGCTGAATCCAATTATCAGCAAACTGACTATCCACCAATCAAATCAAGTGTCTTTTTAGCTGATGATAACAATCAAAAATCAGTCCTCGATCTAGCTCTTCCATTTACCAGCACATCAAGCCGAGCCCAACGCATTGCTAAAATTGCCCTCTATCGTCAACGTGAACAGCTTCGCGTCAACGTCACGATGGGCTTGTCAGGGTTTAAGGCAAAGATTGGTGACATTATCCAGCTAACAAACACTCGCATGGGTTGGACGAATAAAACGTTCGAAGTCACTGATTGGAGCTTTGCACTTGGCGACGATATGGGTTTTGAGACCAATCTAGCTCTAAGTGAAATCTCAGAAGGCGTGTTTGAGTGGGACGCTGAAGAGCAAGCATTTCTTCAAAATAATACAGTCTTACCATCACCATATAATGTTGCATCGGTTGGATTAACCATATCAAACGAGCTTCGCAAAACCAGACAGTCGGTCGTTGGTATTCTGCTTGCCAACATTACCTCCAGCACTCCAACGCGCGTGGCATCGGTTGAGTTGCAATTTAAGTTATCAAGCGAAGATGATACTTCTTGGAGAACATCATCAACAGGAGCATTGGGACGACTTGAAATCGTCAACCTTATCGATGGCGAAGAATATGACTTTAGAGCTAGGGCTATTTCGCCGCTTGGTCTCTATGGTGATTACACGACTGTCACTAATCAAACATTCACGCCATTTGCTGCACCGCCAGAGGATGTCACTAATTTCCAATATTCATTCTCTCGCGGTAATTTAATTATATCATGGACACCTGTTCCTGATCTTGATGCGTCTCACTATGAAATCAGACATTCAACTGCAACCACTGGAGCAACTTTTGATGCTTCTGGCGTCATAGCAACGAGTATTGCTCATCCGACATCCACTTTCGTTTACACAGCTCGCGCTGGAACCTATTATATCGCAGCGGTGGATCGAAGCGGTAACAGATGCGTAAACCATGCTCACTTTGTCATTCTTGGTTCTGATCTGCCTACGCTAGGATTTTCATTTGCACAAACAGAAGATCCAACATTCGCTGGCACTAAGACAAATATGCAGGTCGTTTCCAGTGAATTGCTGATGACTAGCTACGCATCTTCTGGATCGACTGGAACTTATGAGTTCTCCAATTACATCGATCTTGGTGCAGAAGAAACCGCTCGCGTCGATATGGTGTTTACAGAAACCAGGCATCATGCAAATGCAACAGCGGGTGAAGTAAATTGGGACGATATTTCTTCGTCATTTACCTGGGATAACTGGATCGGCAACTTTGATGATTGGACTGATGAAAACGTCGCGTGGAATGATTATGATTATACGTTCTATGTTAGAACCACTCCCGATGCACCAGGCGGATCACCAACATGGTCGAGTTGGTCGATTGTTTCGGGTGGCGACTTAACAGGACGAGGCTTTCAGTTTAAGTTAGAAGTGTCTAATAGTGCTAATAACGTCAGCCCAGCTTTCTCAGAAATTGAAGCACAAGTGAGCTACTAAAATGAGCCAAAACGACTTTGTAATCGCTAATCAGACAGCCTCATCGGCTAGAGCAGACATCAACTCTGCACTCCAAGCGCTTGCCAGTAATTCATTGGGATCGAGCGCACCATCGACGACATATGCGGGTCAATTCTGGTTTGACTCAGCAAACGACAAGCTGAAAATCAGAAATGAAGGTAATTCAGCATGGTTGGATTTTGCTGATGTTGGAAGTTCAGTAACTCCCGCACCTGGTTATGCATCACAAGCTGAAGCACAAGCTGGAACCAATAATACCAAACTGATGACGCCACTGAGAACTGTTCAAGGTGCTTTCCCAGCTTATTCAAATTCGGCTAATGGCTATACAAAGCTCGCTAGTGGTCTAATTATCCAATGGGGGTACATACCTCAAAACGGTGGCAGTAGTGTAACTTTTCCAATATCTTTCTCGTCTGCTTGTTACAATGTACACGTCCAACCTCATCGCCCAACTGGTAATGATTACGATCAAATTTCGGTAGAAGGACCAACTATCTCAACAAGTGGTTTTTCGTTTAATTGGTCTAATGATACGACTGGCATTCACTGGTTCGCATTGGGGGTCTAAAATATGGCTGACACAAAAATCTCAGATCTTACGGCTCTCACTGGTGCTAATGTCGCTGATGATGATGAGTTTGTTATCGTTGATACGTCAGCCGCGCAAAGTAAGAGGATAACTAAAACTGAACTGGCTGTTGCGCTTGGTACTAATGACACGCTTGCAGATGTTTTAGGCAAAGGCAATACGACTGGTGGTACGGATATATCGGTATCGTCTGGCGATGACATTACCTTTGCAGATAACTCTAAAGCCATCTTCGGCACTGGGTCTGATCTACAGATTTACCATAATGCTAGTAATTCTTACATTGAAGATACAGGCACTGGTAATTTAAATTTAAGAACAAACGGAACAAGTGTTAGAATTGATAGTACAGGTTCAGCACAGTTAGCGGCAACATTTGTTCCTACTGGAGCGCAAACTTTCTATTATAACAATAGCCAGAAACTTGCCACAACCACCAGCGGCATCGACGTCACCGGCACTGTCACGGCTGATGGGCTGACTGTGGACACTAACACGCTGTACGTGGATAGCGCGAATAATCGGGTTGGGATTGGCACAGTATCGCCCGGCTCTAATCTGCATGTTTCCTCGTCTGGAGATACTATTGCTCGGGTTACATCTGGTGACGGATTTGGTGCATTTCTTGATTTGGGGGATGCTTCTGATCCTGATGGTGGCCGCATTGTGTATGACAGTGGCAGTAACCTAACTTTCAACACCGCTAGCACAGAACGCCTCCGCATCGACAGCAGTGGGGGCGTCCATGTAGGTGGCACTTCTGAAGCTGGGACTTCTCAAGTATCCCTAAACCCATCGGGGTATATCAAAGCACGCAAGAATGACGTGTCTGGCATATTTGATCGTATTACTAGTGATGGCGACATCGTTCAGTTCCGCAAAGACGGCACAACGGTGGGGATTATTGGGGGCCACACTTCAAGTGTTGTTGGCCTTTCCGTTCGTGGTAATGCATCCTATGGCGGCATCGGTTTACCTAATGATAGAAACACACTTTGGCCTGTTGGTGCTACTGGAAATCCTGCTGATAACTTTATGGATATGGGTAGTAGTTCAGTTCGTTGGAAAGACCTCTACCTCTCCGGCACAATCCAGATCGAAAAAGGCACTGGAAATGTTGGTGTAGGGCGTGATGCATTGTATGCTAACACAACCGGAACCAATCTATCTGCCTTTGGGCTGGGTGCTGCAAAATTAAATACAACAGGTAGCAACAACACTGCCATCGGCCATCTTGCGCTACTCAACAACACCACAGCAAGTAACAATACTGCCGTTGGTTATCAGGCTGGGTATAGTAATACTACTGGCGCTAATTCAGTGTACATAGGTTATCAGGCTGGTGATCTTGTTACGACAGGTAATAGTAACACTGTTGTGGGATCAGTAGCTGGAACAAACAATAATTTTGGAGAATGTACCTTTTTAGGTCAGGTATCTGGCTTTAGTAACGCTGGAAACAAAAATACGTTTATTGGTCAGCAAGCAGGTTATTATGTAACAACGGGCGCAAGCAACACCATTCTTGGACGTTTCAACGGCAATTCTGGCGGCCTCGACATCCGCACCAGCAGCAACAACATCGTGCTGTCTGATGGGGATGGGAATCCAAGAGTTCATGTTGATGCTTCTGGTAGAGCATACATAGGTCCAGAAAACACTGGGAACGCTCGATTTAATGTTCATAGTGAGGGCGGCTCACTGTGGTCTGGAACGTTTTATCAACTATCAAACTCAGATATTACTAACTTAAATTGTCGGCACGAATACGCTAGATCAGGACAAAATGCTACACAGATAAATTTCCAAGACTATCAAGGCATTGATCGCGGTAGCATTAAGACAAACAATTCCTCAACTTCATATAATACTTCGTCAGACTATCGTCTAAAAGAAAACGTAGTTGAGATAACCGGAGCGACTGATCGCTTAAAACAACTTAAACCATCACGTTTTAATTTTATAAACGATCCAGACAGAACCGTTGATGGTTTCTTGGCTCACGAAGTTTCGGATATTGTACCAGAAGCAATCAGTGGCGAAAAAGATGCTGTTGATGCAGACAACAATCCAAAATACCAGCAAATTGACCAAAGCAAACTTGTGCCACTGTTGACCGCAGCGTTACAAGAAGCGCTCACAAAAATAGAAAGCCTTGAAGCTCGTATAGCTCAACTGGAGACAAACTAATGGACGAAATAACCGCAGAACAAATTGCTCAACACTACACCGCAATGGGTCACTCCGTTGATCTTTTAAACGCTGGTCAACCCGCAGACATGGACGATGCAGAATGGGCGGATTGCGTGCAGCGCAACGTCGATCATCTCAAGATCATGGTTGCTAAAGACTTCTGGACTACAGAAGATATGTCTGCTGCAAATGCGGCTATAGCTGCTAACGAAGTTTAATCAAAGAGGATCAATCTAATGTCAGTAACTTGGTCAGTTGTTCAAATGGAATATGCACTCGCACAGGACGATAAAACAAATGTCGTCAATAACGTACATTGGCAGTGCATCGTTGCGGAGAATGAGCATTTTGCTCGTGCTTATGGAACCATCGGTATATCAACCGAGGATCTTAGCAATTTCACAGAGTTTGCTGATTTAACCGAAGCTCAGGTTGTTGAGTGGGTTAAGGCAGCACTTGGCGATGAACAAGTCGCAAACATTGAAGCAGCGCTTGCAGCTAATGTTGCGGAAATCATCAACCCAACTCGCGGTCAAGGACTTCCTTGGTAATGCCGCCGGGAGTACATATGTTCACGACAAGTGAGGTATGTATTCTTGCTGGTATTGTGCTATTGATCGTCTTGATTTTGAGGAAAAGCTGATGAACCAAGACGACATTCGCATATTTGATTTGAGCGCCCTTGGTATCACCATCGGAACCGTGGCTGAGATATTGCCTAGTATCGCAGCCCTACTTTCAATCGTGTGGATGTCGATCCGCATCTATCAAACCTTAAAAGAACTCCGCAATGGCAGCGGCAAAGATAAATGATGCCACTCAAGTAGCACTGCCAATTCGCAATCTGATTTCGCTGATTGCGGCTGCTGCTTTAGCAACATGGGCATATTTCGGCATCGTCGAGCGTCTCAATAAGATCGAGACCAATCAGCATTTGATGCAAAACGATCTGAATATGAACACAGAATTTCGGATCAAATGGCCTCGCGGAGAAATGGGTAATCTCCCTGCTGACTCAGAGCAATTTATGTTGATTGAGCATCTCACGGGTGAGCTAGAAAAGCTAACGAAAGAGATAGAGAGTGGTCAGGCTCCATTCGACCAACAGCAAAAGCTAACGCTGGATTTTTACGAGAAGCGGATTGCTAACCTTGAGGCTCAAATGGAGAAGCTCAAGGACAGCCAAATGGAAATGTACCATAAAAACAACGGAGCGAAAGGAGATGGGCATTGATAACTGCTATGTCGTTCGTCCTCTTGCTCTTCTCCGGTGGTGCATTAGAGGGCTTCAAACATCACGAAAACTTATCTGATTGTCTTGCTGTAAAACGTAAGATCAAACGCTATAATGGCATGGCGCATGGCTTTGAGGATCGCTGGGTCTGTCAGCGTATGAAGGTTGAAATGACACAAGGTCCAGACGGAACTTGGAATATTAGGCGGCTATTAGATGGAGTTAAGAAATGACTGATGCCATTGATAACGTCCCTGACAAACGTGCTTATCAAGTAAATAGAAGGCTTATGTGTTGGGCTGCTCTAGGAATGATGATGGCGGTTGTGATCTGCTTTCTCATTGATCCGCAGAAATATGGCGGCTCGGAGCTTGGACCGATTTTTTATGGCCTCAGTGGGCTTGTCGCTGTATATTTCGGTAGCACTTCAATACAGCAGGCAGTTAAAAAATGATTGGTGGATTGGTAAGCAGTTTGGTCGGTCCCGTAACAGGGCTTCTCGATAAATTTATTGAGGATAAGGATCAGAAAGCAAGGCTTGCTCATGAGATAGCTACACTTGCATCAAAACAGGCTCATGAAGCAAACATGGGTCAATTAGAAATCAACAAAGCAGAGGCGCAACATAGATCAATATTTGTTGCTGGATGGCGACCGTTTTTGGGTTGGGGTCTTTCTTTTGCGATGATCTGGCATTTTGTTTTAGTGCCTATGGCGACTTTTGGGTTTGCTTATTCAGGCATTCCCGTTCCAGAACTACCTGTTTTTGATATGGATAGTTTGATGACTGTTTTGCTTGGAATGCTCGGACTTGGTGGTCTTCGTACATATGAAAAGGCGAAGGGATTAACTAAATAATGGCAAAAGCGAAAACAGTAGGTCAAACCTGGCGACCCATTCCCGTTGCTAAGAAGACCAGCATAGGATCATCTCCATTAACCAAATTGAATCCATCAAAGCGAGGCAAATTACGATCCAAATATCGAGGCCAGGGCAGATGATGGAGCGTTTAAGGCAACTCCTCGAACATGACGAGGGTTGTGTTTATGAGGTCTATAAGTGCAGCGAAAAAGCAATGACGCTGGGAATAGGGCATCGGATCGTCCCATTCGACAAAGAGTTTGGATGGCCTGTTGGAGCTCCGGTCAGTGAAGAGCGCGTAAATGAGCTATTCAACAAAGATGTGACGATTGCCATCAGTGACGCAAAGTGGCTGATTGATGATTTCGATGATTTGCCAGAAGAGGCACAAATCACAGTTGCATCGCTTTGCTTTCAATTAGGTCGATCACGTTACTCTAAATTCGTCAAACATCTGGCTGCGATAAAGGCTAGAAATTGGACCGCAGCAGCAAATCAATTGAGGGATAGCAAATTATACCAGCAAGCCACCAATCGCACTGAACGTCACGCAAAAAGACTTGAGGCTCTTGATAACTGCTAAACACATTGGGACCGCTGGTGAGCACCTGGCGTGTAGTGTCCTATTCGGATTTGGTTGGTCTCCAGCAATCATCGATGCAGAAGGCATGGATATTTTAGCAGTCAGAAATCAGGACGTTATCAGGCTTCAAGTTAAATCAACGCTAAAACCGCTCGATGAATGGTCGTATCAGTGGCAAGTCAGCAAGAGTAATCCCAAGCAACCTTTAACCATTAACGATTGCGATATTGTTGCTTGTGTCGCTCTCGATATGCGTAAAATCGTGTTTTTCTCTATCGACATCATCAGCAAACAAATCACACGACGCATGGCTCGATCTAAAATGATTGCTGACGACATCGAGCAAAGAACATGGGAAGAGGCGCTTTCGTCTACTAACCTTCAACAGCCTTAAAACTAATGGTCGCTTGTCGGATTGTTCTGGCTAACTGAAATACAAGTAGAAGCGGATACAAGTACGGATTTAAACGGAGACTAAATTGAGACTCAATACAATAAAAAAAGGGGATGCTGTTTCTGAATTAAAGAAACTAAAAGATGAGTCAATTGATTTAATTGTAACTTCGCCACCTTACAACCTAAAAAACAGTACTGGTAATGGTATGAAAGATGGACGTGGGGGTAAGTGGAGCAAGGCGGCTTTGATAAACGGCTACAAAGATTATGATGACAATATGCCACATCATTTATATGTTGAGTGGCAACGTGAATGTCTTACTGAAATGTACAGAGTGTTAAAAGATGATGGTGCAATTTTCTACAATCATAAATGGAGAGTGCAAGGTGGCTTGTTGCAAGATAGACAAGACATTGTTGAAGGATTTCCAGTTAGACAAATAATAATTTGGCGTCGAAACGGGGGTATAAATTTTAACAAAGGTTATTTTTTGCCAACATATGAAGTTATATATCTAATAGCAAAAAAGAAGTTTGTGTTAGCGAAGGGTGCTAACAGTTTTGGAGATATATGGGAGTTTGGACAAGAAATGAAAAACGAACATCCAGCACCATTTCCAGTTGCGTTAATTGAAAGAGTGATTCTTTCAACAAATGCTAAAACAGTAATGGATCCGTTTATGGGTTCTGGTACTACTGCCGTTGCGGCAAAGACGTTAGGAAGAGATTATTTTGGCATTGAACTGTCTGAAGAATATTGCAAGTTAGCAAGAAAGAGACTTTCTGAAACTGACAGAAACGAATTTACTACGCTTGAAATGTTTAAAGAAGATAACGAAAAGAAAGTATCAAAAAAAAGATAGACGATAAAAATCAGGACATTTTACGAATACAGGTTAAATCAACAAACAAATCACTCGACGATTATCGGTTTCAAAAATCAATGCTGATGATATCGAAGATCGAACATGGAAAGAAGCGCTATCTGAAACTAATCTGGCCTAGTCCATACCTCGTATAAAGTGTGATCGGAGTGAGGTCGATCCCAAATCGATATAGCCAAAGCTCGATCTGGTGATCCACCTTTCTGTAAATAATCTTCTCGCCAGGTTAGGTTTATGAACCTCGATGGATTATGCCTCTGTTTTTGCTCATATCCTTTTTGACAAGCCCACAAACGCTCTGGGCAAATCAAAGCCATTCTTTTCACGCCAATCTTAAAGGCATGGTCAATGAAAGGTCTTATCTGTTTGAATGGTGGATTGGTTATAACGTCAGGTCGCAAAGCTCGTTGCCATGCGAAGAAATCGTGACCAGTGCTTATATCGTGGCTCAGAACATCGACATCGAAGCACTGTTCAATCGAGTTAGAAAACCGATTATCGCCAGCGCAAGGCTCCCAGGGATTAAGGTTATCCCAGTTTAGATTATGCAAAAGCGATGCAATTATCGAGTGAGGAGTTGGATAAAAATCAGTAGGATGCCGCATTATTCCTCAACAGCCTTAAAGCTGATCGTTGATTGGCGCACCATTCTTTCTGGTTTTGCTGGCGTGACCTTTTCTGGTGTCGCTTTATATTTTCTCATTCCCCACTTCAATCGATAGCGAGTGTTATCAATCAAACCGTGCGCTGTTTCGTGCATACCCATAAGGTTCATCAGGATTGCTTGCGCTTCATCGATCTCAGCTTCTGCAATTTTCTTTCGGTCAGTAGCATCGACAAGCTGCTTTAGTGCATCAGCGTGAAGACCACTTTTCGGAATCATCACTTCTGGAGCATCTGGTTCTGCTTTAGGAAATGCAGTTACTCCATCCCTAGATTCCATAATCGGGAAATTGCCACCCTCTTCCAGACGGTTATAAAAATCCTTCAGCCTAAACTTGATTTGATTGATGATTTCTTCATCGCGTTCGTACAAAGCCAACCGCAGATCGATCCCTCGATAAAGAGTAGCGACGCAACCCCAGGTCCAGCCAGTGCAAAGCAATTGAGCTTGCAGCTGCAATGGTCCTCTCCAGGCTGGTGGAAACATCTCTGGAGCGTATGAAGTCAATTTAGCTTCAATAACACCAGGGCCATTAAGGATCATCTGATCGCCACCTTGCGGGAAAACAGCGACATCATTCTTAATCGTTATATTGTCGGCATAAGCACTTGCATCGAGGCTTGCAGCTAAATCTACACCGTCAGCAAAAAATGGCTCAGTGTGCATCGTTTCTAAATCACGCACCCTCAAACGCTCTGCTGCTTTTATTAAAATATGCGGCTCGAAGGTATTTCCCCACTCCGCAGCTTCTCCAGCTTCATATTCATCAGGAATGCCGTCTCGCCAATTTCTAACTGAGCGAAGCAAACCATTTGGAGTGGTGTAGGGACTAACGCCGAAAAGGCTTGGCATTTGAGACGCAGAAACTTTGTCGTTTGGCGTAATTTTGCCAACCATAACTTTTCTCCCGATTTTTGGTTCAAAGAGTATATACTAAAAGAAAGTAAGCGGGAGAAAAAAATGAAGCCTGGTAATGGTCGATTAAAGGGTGCAGCGTTCGAGCGTGAAATTGCATCGATCTTACATGGATTGACGGGCGTTGGATTCAAGCGCGATCTCGAACAATATCGATCATCATCGAGAGGCGATCTAGTTGCTGATGATCCTGATTTTCCATTTGTGATCGAGTGCAAGCGATATGCTTCTGGAACCACTGCAAGATCGGGATGGTGGGAGCAGGCTTGCAATGCTGCTAGAGCTCAGTCTAAATGGCCAGCTCTCATCTATCGTTTTGATCGATGCGAGACAATTGTGCGGGTTCCCATCAATATTTTCTTGACAAAAGACGATGGATGGCGATCCTGGGTAGAGATGCCACTTCCAACTTTCGCAATGGTGGCATCAGACTTAATGGGAGAAGTACCAAATGGCTTTGATGCTTGATGAACCTCGCTCGGGCGGGCGTGGCGATTTTTTGCCAATTATTACCTTCGCAGCTACAACCGGAGAATGGTTAGCTCACAACTCTGTAAATGATGGATCGGGCTGGGTTAGAAGCAGATCAGAAATCGACGTTCCAACAAAAGTAGTAATGGATCTCGATAACATCGAGGAAGGCTGGATCTTAATCGGTCAAGGTCATGTTGATATGGCTATGGCGAAACATGGTGAAGGCGTTCCTGATCGACCTAGCGTTGAACACAAGGCTGGTTTCAGAATCACTCTTGGAAATAAAGCTCTAGGTGTTAGGCAATTCAGTCACACCGCAAAAACAGTTCGAGGAGCGATTAGTAAACTTCACGATCAATGGATTAGAGAAAGAGCAGATAATCCAGGCAAGTTGCCAGTCGTTGAAATTGCAAAATCAGAGACAATCGAGATGGAGGGTCGGAATGGAATATTGCGCTTTAAAGCTCCATCGTTTTCGATTGTGGGCTGGACTGCGAATACGGCGCTTCAAAAGCTGGGCAATGATGGAGGTCAATCTGTTTCGGCCCCGACTCCGCCTCCTCCTCCTCCGCCTCGCGTCGAAACTGTAAAACCGCTGGTCGAAGATGATGATGAGTTGTTTTAATTGCTAATGGAGAGCGGGGTCGATAGAAGGGTCGGCTCCGCTTTCTTTTTAACGGGAGAAATGGAATGGAAGAAAACATTGGTCAGATAATGACCGAGGTGGCGGTTCATTATTGGGGAGAGCCGCAATCAAAAAGAGGTGCTGAGTGGCGTTGGGGAACGCATGGATCTCGCACAATCGATCTAAAGCGAGGATGTTTTTTTGATTTTGAATTGAAAGAGGGTGGCGGAGTCGTCGATCTTATAAGGCGTGAAGAGGGTGCTGATGCACTCGTTGGAAGAATCCTGGAAGAAAAGTTTGGCGTTGAAGGCGGTAATGCTGACAGAGTAAAGCCTAATCAGTGGCTTGCTTCTGCTTACGACTATATCGATGAAAATGGCGAAGTTCGTTATCAGGTGCTTCGATACGAACCAAAAACATTTCGACAAAGATCGCGCGGTTCCGATGGTCAATGGCGAAACTCGATGGAAGGGATCGAGGCGCTACCATATCATTTGCCGGATATACTTGCTCGAACTGATGAGCCGATTTTTATCGTTGAAGGCGAAAAGGCTTGCGATGCACTACGCAAAACAGGATTGCTAGTCACAACTTCGCATGGTGGCGCTGGAAATTGGAAGCCAGAACTAGATCGATGGTTTTCTGGTCGCCGAATAATTATCTTACCTGATAATGATGATGCTGGTTCTAATCATGCTCAAAAGATTGCTCGACGATTACATGGATCGGCGGAAGCGCTGAAGATTGTTCGATTGCCTAATCTTGCTCCAAAGGGAGATATAGTTGATTGGCTCGATGCGGGTAACACAATCCAACAATTAAGGCTTCTGGTTAAAACGACTGATCTTTATGAACCTGGCGACGAAGAGCCGGAGATCGATATCATCGAGGAAGAGCAAGAATCGACGTTCGAGCTATTCACTGCTGAAGATGCGATGACGATGCCACCAATCAGCTTTTTGATCGATGGTTATCTTCCAAAGAAATCCTTTTCAATGCTCTACGGGCCACCAGGATCAGGCAAGTCGTTTCTTGCGTTAGAAATGGCGCTATCCATCGCTCATGGTCGCCAATGGCGCTCTAGGGATGTAGTGAAATCAGGCGTAATCTACTTAGCTTCAGAAGGCTTCTTAGGCCAAGGTCAACGACTTCGAGGGTGGTACGCTCATAATCAGGTTTCGGATCACTGCGATTTGAGATTTATTCGCGTTCCTGTGGATTTTCTGCAAACCGAGGAAGTCGAGAAACTTATTCGAACCATTAACCTGGCAAACCTAAATGTTTCTTTGATTATCGTTGATACGGTTGCTCGATCATTTAGCGGCGATGAAAACTCGGCTCAGGAAATGGGTGCTTTCATTAAGGCTTGTAGCGCTTTAAGTGCTGCAACTGATGCAGCGGTTATGGGAGTGCATCACTCTTCAAAAACTCGCGAAAGAGGCCTAAGGGGCAGTTCGGCTCTTTTGGGTGCCGTGGATACTGTTATCGGCGTTGATAAGGATGAGAACGGAATTATCGACGTAAAGATCGAGAAACAGAAAGATGCCATCGAAGCTGAACCAATAAAACTAGCGTTGCAGCAAGTGTCGATAAACGGTGGATCGAGCGCTGTTTTGATCGATGTTGATTCTGAAGCGGAACCAGATCGAAGACCAAATCTCAGTGCAAGAGAAATTATTGCGCTCGATGCTTTAACTAACCTTCTTAATGACTTGAGATTGCAGGAAGTTTCTGTTGCTCAGTGGCATGATGCACATAAAGAAAAAGCACCAGATACAACTCGACCAAATCGCAGCAAAGCTCGTGACGCGCTGCAACTAAAAGGCTATATTGCAATCGATGGCGGCAAGGTTTGGCTTCGTCGCTAATGTAATCGGCTGACGCTTCCTTCCCTGGCGTTATGCTGATCGCGCCCGTCCCTTGGCTGTTCCTCTCCCGTGAGCCTTGGGGCGGGCTGCTTGTTTTTCTTCTGCGGAACATAGCCACGATGCTTAAATACAAGCTCGAAGTAATTCGACTCTTGGTGGCCAATTCGTTTATGGCATAACCAGATCAAACCAGCTTTTTCTTCAAAAAAATAACCATTGATAATGGATTTGGAAGCATCGGCAGATTTGCCAGGGACAATCCAATGATTGCCAGTTTTAGGGCTTCGATAGGCGATTGTTGTCCAAGTGCTTTTCACTTTTTCTCTCCTGTTTTTTACACAATATCAAACCATCAAATTGATGCAGGAAAAATATTTTCTAAAAAGTGCAATTTTTTTGTTGACGGCATAAATGTTAATTTTGTATTAACAATTATCGATAACGGGAGAAATCGAAATGAATAAAAACTTAATCAATCACGGTTTGGTTGACGACAAGCAAACCTTCACCATTGAGATGTTGAATGATGCCGCTGATGCAGTGTGGGAAACATACAAGGCAACGGTTGTTCGGGGTCATTACACTGACGGCTCGGATGATTGGATGGTCTTTGTCAAAGTAGATAAGGCCAACGGCAAAAGTCACTGGCGTTGGCTTTGCCAAAACAAACAATGGAGACGCATCCATCGAGTAGTGAGCGCAATTGAAAAACAACAGGTGGCGGCCTAACGGCCCCATCTATCGGGAGAGATAAAATGATTATCGATGAATATCTCTACAATCGCGGCAAAGAGCGTCGGATCATGGCGAACGCCAGTAAAGGTCGTTTCAATCGCATGATGGCAACTGAGGTTGGCAAAGAGGCTCACGATATTCTGCTTGGCGAAAGATGGATGGAAGGCAACTTTGCTGAAAAGATGCGGGAAGTGCTGCACAACTATGGTGGCTTAACTGAAAACCAATCTGCTGCGGTTGTTCGCATTTACAATGAAACCGAGTCCAAACGCGAGGAGCGCAAAGCTGCAAGATTAGCAGAAGACGCTCTGTCTCAGCACATTGGTGAAGTTGGGCAACGCATCGAAATGACGCTCGAAGTTAGGAAGGTTATTGCGCTTGATGGTTACTACGGGCCAATCAACATCAACATTTGTCGATGCGGTTCTGATGTTGTGATCTACAAAGGTTCAAATCGTTTAGACGTATTTTGCGATGGCCCCACAGTGACAGTCAAAGCCACAATCAAAGCCCATGAAGTGCGAGAGGGCATAAACCAAACCATCATTAGCAGGCCAACTGTGCAATGAATAATGTTCTTGCATGGATCGAAGTAATCGTTAGTCTTTTTGCAGCACAATCCAATAAATACGGGAGAGATTAAATGTTGGAAGCAGCTTTTGTTTGTTATGCTCTTGCGGTTTATTTTGAGGGCCGCTCAGAGCCAGAAGAGGCACAACGCCAAATCGTTCATGTCATTAAGAACCGGGTAAACCATAGCGCTTTTCCTAATGATGCTTGCTCGGTCGTAAAACAGAAAAATCAATTTAGTTTTTATTGGGATGGCAAGAGTGATCGACCAAGGGAGCGCAAAGCCTGGGAGCGCTCAGTAAGGGTGGTCGAGGAAGCATTTCAAGCTCCTTGGGAAAATCTTGGCGCAACTCATTATCACGCAGAGTGGACGCAACCAAGCTGGGCATCATCACCAAAGATGCAGAAGATCGAACAAATCGGGACACATATTTTCTATTTGGAGGAACGTAGATGACTACGGATATTGAAAAGATCGATGATCTAATAACTCAGGGCTATCACCCAAAAGACGTAGCTCTGATGATCGGCACTAACGAAGCAACTGTTCGAGTCCAGGCTTGCAGACGTGGATCCCTAAGGCGGCTCATACCAGTAAGGATTGCTTTGTCACTTCAAGCCTATAACCGCGCTGAAGAGATGGCTGAAGAGCAAGGCGTTTGCGTAGAAACATGGTTGCAGCAAAAGTTGGAGAGGGAGGAGTAATGCAAAGCCGGAGAATGAGCTTCATTGAAGCTAAAAGCAATGCAATTGTCGGATTGCTGGTTTCTTGGCTGTTCACTTATCTATGCTTGCCTTTATTTGGTCTCGAACCATCGATGATCGAAGCAACCTGGATAACGGCTTGTTATTTCGTTTTATCAATGGCTCGGTCGTATGTTTTGCGCCGGGTCTTTGTATCGCTCGAAGGGAGAGAATAGAGCATGATCTATAAATTAGAGTTGCAAGGTAACGTTCATGAGCTTTGCTGGTTTCCAACCATCGATGATGCGGTGGATGATTTGATCCATCGAAATGAGTCGGCTGGGAGGAAGATTACAATCAACGAAGCATCGAAAGGTGCGATTCAATTCTCGCTCATCTATCCATCACTCAATCGCAAAATCGATGGCACGATCAGTAGATATGGGCTTGGTGGAAGGTTGCCAATAGATCCAAGCGACGTTTTAGATGATGTCGAAAAGATGATGAATCAAAGAATGAAACGGAACGAGATTTGCCGAATTTTGAGCATCTCGACAGCTACTTATTTGAATGCAAAACGCATCATTCAGATACGAAAAAAGACCAAAAATCGGCGAAACGGGATGAAGTGAATGTTTCATGGTGTTGCGGAACGTTGCCTAAGCCATTTGGAAACGCTATTTCTTAATGAGATCAATGGGTTATCAAGATGCTTGGAAACGTTGTGCAACGCTATGGAAACGCTTTCGATCCAATTCCAAGATGTTGCCAAAATCGTTACCCCCCCCCTTAAGGGGGGGGGAACGTTTGCAACGGTTGGATGCAACGGGTAACGGAAAGAGGGAAAAATGAAGAAACCAAATCGACAAACTAAACGGGCTCCAGAAGCACCAGGATCGATCTGGAGAGAGTTCAATGGATCAGATCGAGATGCTGATCGCATCAGAGCCGCAATCGCAGAGCATGATCGAGTTTGTTCTAAGTTCGAGGCTGAGTGGGGTGTGGGAAGATTGCCAGAGATTGCTGGTCCTGATCTTGCGCTGAAGTATTTGCAGCAGATGGATCGACTAACAACGGCAATGGCAGAGCGTAGTGTGGATCGCATCGAGAAAGCCTGCGCGGGTTTATGTCGAGCCTATGCTGCTCTTGCTGATGCAGCGATAGCGAATGGCGAAGAACCGATTAGCGGTGATTGCTTCGAGGCTCCAATGCCAGATGGATCGGTAATCGCCATATGCCGCACAGATGCAGAAGCTGGTGCTTATGGCAAAAAACATGGAGTTCGCAGCTTTAGCGTCAGGGAAATTGGTGTTATCGTTGCTGCTGATGACGCTGGTCGCTGGATTGGAGAGGTGAAGGATGCGATGCCAGATGCGTCGATCTCAGCAATTTCTGAAAAAGGCCATAGAGCGTCGCTGAATGATGATGTGCCGTTCTAAGGTAGATGGGTAGCCGACAACTAAGAGATGGCCATCACAGGCCGCTTAAAATCGATTTGAGAGGGGTTTTATGTCGAAAGAAAGGTTTGTTTTACTAACTGACGCGATGAACGCTGTTTCTGAACGTGGTTCGAGCTATGGCACTGTCGAGGAGAATTTTGACAGGATCGCTAGGTTATGGACAGTATTGCTTGGGAAGGACGTGACACCAGGAGAAGTTGCGTTATGCTTGGCAGCACTTAAAATGGCTCGATTGATCCAAACACCAGATCATCGAGATAGCTGGGTGGATCTTGCAGGGTATGCTGCTTGTGGCGGAGAAGTAACGCATGGAGATCAGGTTACTGGACAACGTGAGCACTTTGACGAAAGCGATTGATGCGTTTGGGAAAAATCAAATCCCATTTGCTGCAATGAGAACGCTTAATGAAGTTGCCAAACAAACCCGCGCCAGAGTTATTGATCGAACCTGGCCGAGTGATGTTACTGTTCGTAATACTCGATTCATGCGCGCATCGATGATGACTATCAGTCGTAAGTCAAACAATATGGCGACAAAGACTAATCTTAGCGTTACTATCGGCAATCATCCGCCTGGTAATAAAATGCATAGAGATTATTTGCAGCGGCTTGCTATTGGCGGAACTAAGAGGCCAAGAGGTCGAACATTAGCTATCCCTGGTCGAGATGGACATCTAAGAACTAGAACCAGCGGTGGCGTAACCAAAGCAGATAGACCTCGCCAAATATTAAACAGAAAGAATGTGTTTAGAATTGACACACACAAAGGACGCGATCTGATTGTGCGTCGAGCAACTAAGGCTCGCTATCCATTGCAGATTTTATATCTGATGGAACCTGACGCGACTGTTCGCAAACAGTTTGATTTTTATTACGACGCTAATTTAACCGCGCGAAGGGCAATGAAGACTGAGTTCGAGAAGCAGTTTAAATCCGCGAAAAGATCATCGAAGAGGAGGTAATTTTGAAATATTATTTCAATAATGATGCTTTTTTGGCTTCACGGGTCCTTCCTGGCCGCTCTCTATACGGGTAACGCGCGAC